TCGCCGCGCCGCAGTTGCCAGCGTTCGCCGCGCCGTAGTTGCCAGCGTTCGCCGCGCCGCAGTTGCCAGCGTTCGCCGCGCCGTAGTTGCCAGCGTTCGCCGCGCCGTAGTCGCCAGCGTTCGCCGCGCCGTAGTTGCCAGCGTTCGCCGCGCCGTAGTCGCCAGCGTTCGCCGCGCCTTTGTAGCCAGCGTTCGCCTTTTTTGGGCCGGTGTCTTCCGTGGTCGTGTGCGATCTGACATAATCAAATTGTGCCTTGACCAGCCCTGCAATATCCAGCTTCGCGCCGATCTTGATCGTCTTTCCGCAAACCTTCGTATCTTCTTTGCGTTCGGCGCTCACGTCCTCAAGATCAACCTCGTGGTAAACGGAAGTTCCGGGGGCATAATAGCCAAAAACATCCAGCGGCCTTTCGCAGGCGTGAAACCCCTTTTCACACAAAGCCACCTCGTCCTCGTGATAGGTTTCTCCCTCCTTGTACTGGAACGACTTGCCTTTCGGCGTGCAGGTCATGTCCTTGTTGAACCCCTTATAGGCTTTCATAGCTTATATTTCATCCTTTCTGTGCCGTTCTGCGCCGCAACGCGGGGCGGCGCTTTTCATTCCAAGCCCTCAATCAGTTCCGCAATACGCTGTTTCCCGGCTTCGTTATAGCGGAAGCACGGAACCTGCTTATCGGAGTTCCGGCCTCTATCCAGCACCGTGATTCCGTATTGCTCCGTTTTCAGTCCGTGCTCTTTGGCGATCCTGCCGATCATGTTGGCCGATACGCCGAACATCTGCCCCAGCTCCGTCGCCGTATACGTCTTCTCGACCGGCGGCCTGTACCCGGTCTTCACCCCGGCGTATTCCTCGATCATCGTGATACCCAGCGTTTCCAGCGCGACCGGCGACAGGTTGAAGTTTGATACCGCCTTACTCGCCGCCGCCAGCATCCGCGACTTCGCGTTTAACAGCATCGCCTTTGCCCGAACGTCTGCCGCTGTCTCCGCTTGCGGAACACTGTAGCTCCCGGTCTTGCGGATGCTCGGAATCACCTCATGCGTGATCCAGCGCTTGAACGCTTTCGCTTCGGGCTTGCGGCTGCCGAGGACGAGCGTGTACAGGCCGGGTTCGTTGATAATGGTGACATCTCGGCCTTGCTCCGTGCCATTGGAGCTGGTCTGCGTTAAACGCAGGGCAGCTTTTTCGTCCTCATCAAGACGACGAGTTGCCGTATTGTCGATTTCCAGCGCCCTGCACACATCCGACGCGACGAACCAAGGCTCGCCTCTCAGTTCCATGGTGCGTACTGCGCCAAACTCATCGTTGCGGTAAATCGTTATACCGTTCATTCTCTTTCATCTCCCCCTCGTCAAGGTTCGCGGCAAAAAACGCTTTTTTATTCCGTCGCAAAAAGGTAATCTGGATTATACTCCGGAAAGAGCATCTTGCAGGTCTTCCGATACTCTCCGTAGGTAAACTCAGTCGATTCGTTGAATTTATTGGTTACGGTTTTTTCGGATACACTCAAGAATTCGGCATAGTCTTTAATGGTGATGCCCTTCTTTTGCAGAGCATTTTTCAGGTTTGCGTACATCAAGTCACCTCCTTGTTTACCTCTTGGGGTAATTTTAGCCTTATACTATCACCCCTTTTCGTAATTGTCAAGAACTTTTTTACGATTACACGTAATATTTTATTGACACGTCCTGCGGTATGGGGTAAAATAAAGATACGACAACAACGACAACAACGACAGAAGGAGGGAGAAACCACAGATGGAATCCGAATTTCTTGAAGCGCTTGACGCCTACATGAAAAAGCATTCCTTAAAAAAGAGTGACCTCTCAAGAATGACGGGCTTGCCTTATACGACGATTGACGGCTGGTACAAAAAAGGACCAGACGGAATCCGAATGAGCACGATAAGGAAGCTGTCAAACTCGCTGAACGTCCCCATGTCGTACTGGGTCGAAAAGCCCTCCATCGACGGCGACGAATCCGTTAGCGAAGAATCGAGCCAAATGACCCGCTTAATGTGGGTCTCGTCCGAAAATAAAAAGAAGCTCATCCGCCTGATACTCGAAATGCCGGATGAACTTCTGGACGGAATGGCCGATTATTTGCGGTCAGCTCGCAAATGATGTCTGTGTTGCTTCAACAGCGAGCACCACTTCTGCGACACCGAGCAAGTAAAGGGTTTTCTTTTCGTCCGCAAGCATCCTCGCGCTCCCGCTCTAGTCGTTTTGAAAGGTCTTGACTAAATCGTGAGTTTCGTGATATACTTTATCCATAGAGACCCCCAGTCTTGTGTCTCCGCCCGGTGAAGTCTTGCGCCGGGCGGTCTTTTTTTTGTCCGACCCGCCTCTCGTGTGAAAGGCCGGCATCCGCCAAGGTTGCGGAGCTAGATGTTTGCAAGGCCAATCAGCTCCAAGAGCGCGCTACTTCTCGACGCCCGACCCTAGCGGTATTTTTACGGATTTAGCCGACCCAAATTCTGTCACGATGTGTCATTAAGTGCTGCATTGTGTCAGAAATTGTTGACTCAAAGGCTACACCTCCGCAAAAAAAATTGCGTCTCTCTCTTCGGGGTCATCGATCCCTAGGAGTTTGCACAGCGCCGTAATTTCGCTTGCCCTGAACTCAGAGTGATTATTTATCTTATATGACAGCGCTGTTCTAGTGATTCCAAGGGACTCCGCAATGAATCCTCTCTTCAACCCGCTTTTTAAGATACGCTCGCAAAGCAGCCTCGTATTCGTCAAGTAATTCACACCTCCCTTACGCTCTTTCATGTTGGCTTTCCGGCTACTTCCAGATTATACGACGCAGTTGGCGCTGTGTCAACTGTTTTTTTCAAAATCGCAAAAATAAATTGACTCAACGCCTACTTTTGTGTTAAAATGTGTTCAGAAATACAAAGGAGGTATTACATATGGCCGATATCGGAACGAACATCGCGAACGCAAGGAAAAAAGCAGGGATGACTCAAGAAGATTTGGCCTTAAAGGTTGGGTATAAAACAAGGTCATCTATCAATAAAATCGAAATGGGAAAACGCGACCTGCCGCAAAGGAAAATCGCTGAGATCGCCTACGCTCTTGGCGTGTCCCCTGCGTCCCTTTTAGAAAGTCCCGATGCTGAACAGCAAGAAGCCCCCGCTTCGAGTAAAGCGGAGGCGCTTGATTCATTCGAGTCGGTCAAGGCTGCACTCATGCGGGTCATCGACGAGCGGACAGGCGGACGGCCGCTGACCGTTCAGGAGCGAACGGTCATTGAGTCCGCGTTCAAGCTGCTGTCCACTATGTTCGACGATCCAGAGTGATACTTCCACGCCGTGCCGGGTACGCCTGATAAGTTCATCCAGCCAAGTTTGATCCTCGTGCGTCATCCTAATCGCTCCTTTCGACGGGTTCTATGCGGCCGCATGCCGCTTGAATCGAATCGGTGGATGCCTTTGACATCCGCGCCCGTAGAACGCGCTACAGGGCGAATATCAAAGCCATCGCCTCTTTGTCCAAGTATACCGCTAAACGAGCCGAATATGCGCGCTTCGACAAAGACATTCACAAACCTGTATGAAAATATAAAAATCGCCAAACACCCCGGATTGTTATGACATATAGCAATCGGCCTGACCCTAAAATCCTACTGCTTTGATTGGTTGGTGTAGGGTGTGTAGGGTTTACACTATAATACTCTAAGGTGCGCGTGGGGGCGCGGGTGTAGAGATTAATTATGTAAACCCTACACACCCTACACCAGAGGCTAAAATCGCCGATTTTCACCGCGTAAAAAGTTCGTGCAGACCCTACACCGCCTACACCCGTAAAAAGTTTGTGCAAATGCCTACACTCCCTACACCCGTAAAAAGTTTGTGCAAATGCCTACACTCCCTACACCAGCGCGCTTCGTCACGTCGGTTTGGAGTGCGATTTTAAGGAGGATTGAGCGTATGCCCGAGAGGAAAAAGATGTCTGAAAAGACCGATAAGCGGTATCGCGCGAAGGTCACTGTCCCTGGCATTGACAAGCCCGTTTACATCAGCGCGAAGACCCGCCGGGAGCTCGAGCAAAAGAAAAAGGACGTACTGGATGAGTACGTCCACGGCGTTAAGGTGCAGGATAAGCCGTTTGTCGATATGATCATCGAGTGGTTCACCGTGGTCAAAAAGCCCAAGATCAAGCGCAACTCGACGCTTAGTAGCTGGTGCTCAACGATCAACTGCCACGTCCTGCCCTGCTTCTCCGAGCGCAAGCTGACCAGCGCTGTTACACGCCAAGACCTCCAAGCCTGCCTTGACAAGCTCACGGGCTTTTCGGAGCCTGTAATCGTCATGGCGCATTCCGCGCTGAAACAGACCTGTCAATACGCAATCGCCGAAGGTATTATCCTCCGCGATCCCTCTATTCTGCTGTCTAAGCCTTCCACGTCTGCGGCCAAGTCGAGAGACTATCTCACGCAGGATCAGGAGCGCGCGATCCTGAAAGAAGCGGAATCCTCGGAATACGGCCTGCTGATCTATCTGCTCTACTACACCGGCTGCCGAAGAGGTGAGGCGCTTGGTTTGATGTGGAAGGATGTCAACTGGGAAAAGAAGACGATCCGTATTTGTCGGGCGCTGGATGCGACGCTGCCAAAGGATTCGCCTGATCGGCTTGCGCACCAGAAGAATAAGGCCGCCGACCGTGTTGTGCCCGTTCCTGACGCGCTCCTGACCGTTCTGCGCACCGCACGCGGGCTTCCTGACCATTATGTGTTGTCCAATGCCAGCGCGCCTGTAAGCGCCACCAGCGCTGTCCGACGCTGGAATGCGATGATGCTTGACTGCGGCTATGCCCGGAAGCGCGCCGATAACACGCCGAAGGACGGGATCAGAACGCGCATTGACGTAGACATTACGCCGCACTGGTTGCGCCACCACTATATAACATCCTGCGTCATGGCAGGCTTGCGCCCGGAGGTCACGATGAACATTGTAGGCCATTCCGAGTATCAAACGACGTTGGGTATTTATACGCATCTCATGCATAATGACGGTTGGAATCCGACGCTTCTTAGCGACGCGATTAAAAACGAGGTTGCCGAAAGGTTGCCAGCCGCGACAAAATTCAAGCTATTTTTCTAAGTATTGCTACAAATATTGGCAATCCGCTATTTTTGTAAGAAAAGCATGGATGCGATTACACCCCGTTACAGTGTTGTGCAGCTTTTCCTTGTAATACATAGAAAAAAGTGTAATAGAGTGTAATCTTCTGAGCACTGTTTTAGTTGCCAAAAAGTTGCCGAAGGTTGCCAAAAGGTTGCCGGGAAAAAGGGCATTGCGCGTATGCAATGCCCTTGAATTTTTATTCAGTTGTGCCTCACAATGTACTCGTAGTACGCCTGAACCTTGTCCGGGTTCGCGTCCTTATCGTGGATAAATGCCTTAGCCATCTCCGCAAAGAAGCCCGGATCGGTTACGCCGTAGCGCTTTGCCACTTCGGAGTAATCCGAGTACATAGCGTTCATCATGGCGTAAAACTCGGCAAACTGCTTGCCCGTGGTCTGAATGCCGTATTTCTTGGCAAACGGCCTCACGTCATCGGGCTTCCATTTACCACCCCTGCCTACTGCCGGATCTTCGTTCACCATGCTTGCAACCCATTCCTCGGCAGTCTGCTCCGTAAAAGGCTGGTCGTCGTCTTCGGATCGCCTGCTCTTTCGATCCCGGTCAGCGTAGCCGCCGTAATACTCACTATGCCGGCCGTAGTCTTCATAGCGACGGCGGTCATAGTCCGTATAGGGGCGACGGTCATAATCGTCGTAAGAGCGATAACGCCCGTAATCTTCGCGGTCATCATTCCGATCACGGCGAGGGTACCTTTCGGGCATGTCATTCTTCGGCTCTCTGCGCATCATAGCCATTTGGAGTGTTTTACTTTTCATTGTCTTCACCTCCTCACGCCTGCACGGGAGCGGTGCCGTTAATAGCGCTCAAGGCGTTATTCGGCGCACAGCACGGGTCGCCCATTAGCCGGAACGCTCCGCCTGTCGCGGTCGTAACAACTCTTGTGCTGTACCTCGTGCGGGTACGGATCATGGCCGCCGTTACCTGCGCGCAGTTACACTTCGTCAGCGGATAGGTCGCTGTACCTGTACCGATGGTAATGACGACAGGCGCGTTGATGATAGTCGCGTCGGGTATCGCTTGTGCGATGACAAGACAATACTTCTCGCCGTTCTCATAACTGCCTGCCGGAATATTGACCGTCAGCACACCGTTAGCATATGTCACGGCTTGGCTGATCACAAACCGAGGGCACACGCTGCAAATCGGTTTACATGCCATAATAAGTCCTCCTTACTCAGGAAGGGTCTCAGCTTCCCGAGACCCTTCCGAAAATCAATCAGGCACAGCCGCAGCCATTGCCCGTCGGCGTGCAAACGTTCGGGTTGGGAACGATGTAGGCCGGATACGGGCACGGGCTGAGTTTGTCGATGATCGCCTGCGTCTGCGCCGCCTGAGAAGCGGTGATGTAGGCGTTCTGCGCCTGCTGAGAGGCCGCGAATTTCAGATCACTGTTCTGCGCGGTCAGCGCGGCAATCTTATCCTGTAGCGCTTCTACGCGGTTCTGCGTAAGCGCATCGAGGATAGCGCGAGTGCCCGCCGACTGATTGTCCGTGATGTTCCGCGCGGCATCGGCAATAGCGCGCTGGGTAGCGCAAGTATCGGTTGCCATCGTATACTTCACGTCAGCGATCATCTGCCGGTTCTCGCAGCAGCAATTCGCAAGCTGGTTAGCAAGCGCCGTCTGGCCGTTAGAGAGCTGCCAAGTGCTGTTCTGAACGGCGTTCTCCAACCCGTTAATCAACTGCGCATTCTGGTAGCCAAGCGTACACACAGCGTTGTTTACGCTGGCAAAACCAGCGGCCAAGTTGCTGTTTACACCGTTGACCTGGTCCAACTGGTTATAGCCCAAGTTGCACAGACCACTGTTAATGCCGTCCATTTTGCGTTCAAGCGTCGCAAAGTCGGTCGCAAGGTTGAAACCTTCCGCAGACGCAGCGCCGCTTCCGCCGCCAAAGCCGCCCCGACCAAAGCCGTTACCGCCCCAGCCAAACAGCAGGGCAAACACAACGATGATCCAAATCCAAGAGTTGCCACCCCAGCCGTCCATACAGCCGTTGTTATTGTTACCCTCATTCTGACCGGCAACGTACCCAGTCATAAAATCGTCACTCATAGATTTTTCTCCCTTCTTTATTTGCTAAACGGGCCGTCCGCTCCCGTTCGCATCATCTAAGCCCCATTCGCCTAATGAGGTCTTCCGGGTTAATTCCGCGTTCCCGGCACATATTGCGCGCATACTTCTCAATTCCCTGCGGCCCTTGCCTCATCATAATGTCAAGGCCAAGCCGCATTTGCGGGTTAGACTGCGCCATCTGGCTGACGATCTGCATCGGGTTTCCCCCGTCTTGCATTGCGCGAGCCATTTGCCCCAGAGGGGTTGTGTTCATTAACAGGTTCAGTGGGTTCGTCATATGCCTTCAACCTTTCATTCACGTCGTTCACAAATCGGTTAAACTGAGAGACCGTCACATACTCTTGCTGCTCAGGCTTCGCGTTCTCAAGCCGATATACGGCTAAATCAGCTTTACCCGTGTTTAGGTTAAATTGGCGACGATAGATCACGCCATGCGCCATATCCCATCCGAAGATCGGCGTTCCGTTGAAATCAACCTGCATTCCGTACATCTCACTAACGTCGCTTACCGCTCGCATGGCATACGACGGTACGGATTGCTGTACGGGGGCTTGCTGAACGGGTGCCGGCTGAACCGGCATTTGAGCCTGTTGTATGCCAGGCTGCACAGGCGTTTGACCGTACCACTGTTGCGCCAAATACGGATTGTAATTCGGGTAGTTGGCCACGATGTGCACCTCCTTCATACCCTCATTTTTGCATAAAAAAAGGACGCGCACCTATCAGATGTACGTCAGATTTATATCTAGTTTTTATCATTCCTGATTTGCAGATTTTTTCTTTCGTCGGCATTCGTCACTGCAATAGATGTGGTGATGCAAAGACGCGGCAAAAGAGTTTCCGCAGACAGGACAGACCCGTATAGTATCCTTTGGGGGACGAGCTTTGTTGAGATTTATAAAATATTTTGGGTCTTCTTCACGCTTTTTTGCGTTATAAGCCCGTTTGTGCGCTCGAATATTTTTTGTTGTTTCGGCGGCAGCACAGCGCGGGCAATAGCGTTGCTTGCCGCTGGTCAGGGTATAAAGCTCTCCGCAGCTCAAGCACGGATACGATTCGCCCAGACGCCTGGATGTGCCTGCTTTTGCCCGGGCGCGATACGCGGCAGTATTCGCCTTATCCTTTTCGCGCTGACAGGCTTCACACAGCTTCGACTTAATCGAGCGTTCGCTGACTTTGCCACAAACGGGACAGGTCAGCAGCCTGAACGGCGGGTGTCGGTCTTTTTGCCCCTTGCGGCTATAATCTTTGCGCCGCTCCGCCTTGTTCATGCAGTTTTCGCTACAATAGATCATCCGCCCCTTCGGCACGGGCAAGCCGCAAATCGGACAAATTCGGGGCGACAGAACATCGCTCATCCGCTTACCTCCATCCGAACTCGCCGCCAACGAGGATGCGCGGCAGTCCCTTGTACATGATCGCATCATCGCCGCGCGAATCTACCCAGCGCATGCCGCCGATCTCATCAACGGTCATCGGCGGATAATCACTCCATCTTGCGAGTGTAAACTGCACACCCTCAGACTGGATCACCGCCATAATACCAACGTCCGGGTGCTCGACAAGGTAAAGTATGCCATACTCGTCGATCACCGTCTCGGACACGATAGGGAGCGCCAGCGTGCATCCGGTCTCCCAATCATAGACGGCCAGTTTCGGCGCATCGCCGCGCAGATAGGCCGCCGTCACGCCCAGCGCATCCGCCAGAGCAGGCAGCAGCTTTGGGCCGAGGTTTCGCCGCCCGCTCTCGTAGCTGTTGAGCGTCTGCGCCGACACGCCCAATTTATCGGCCAGCTCTTTCTGGCCCAACCCGCGCAGGATGCGCAGGTCTTTGAGTCCCCTCATCCTCTCGCCTCCTCGATCTCCGGCTCGAGATCATGGCTGCCCAAGGCGTCGCACAACACGACGTCCTTGTTGCCGCAGCCGCGGCCGCAAGGGCAGGTGACAAACTTTGCCACAATCTGCCCATCACGGACAAGAGAAACCGGCACAGTCGTGCCGTCGCCGCAAAATCCGCGACCCTTGGGTTCGCCCCAAACGAGCGAATAACCCTTCTTTAACTTCATATTCATGTTCCCTCCTCCTTATAATCTTTCAAGTGTCTTAATCAAAGACACAGAAGGCTTAAATCCGTATTTTTCGACGGATTTGTAGAGCGCCCTGATCTCATCAGGTTTGCCAACGCTGAATGAGATCGTTCCCCAATTCGTAACTCGCACGAAATGGGACGGAGCCGAGAAACCGAGCTCCTTGCAGATTTCCTCATAGGACATCTGCTTTTTCTCTCCGTTTTTTATTACGTTCATGTTTTTTTCCTCCTTCTTTTTTTTTACGCGGCGACAAGCTCGCCGGTCAAATTATTGATGTAGCCGATCTCAAGATCGCGCTTGCGGTTCCACGCGTTGGTATAGATGCGCGCAGAAACGTAGGTGCGATTGTGTCCGCCCTTCACCCAGTCGTTTGCAACGACCTTGAAGTTCCAGCCGGACTCCTTGCCCTCCTTCTCGGCAGCGAGGAGGGCCTTAGCCAACGCCCAGGCACCTTTAAGCGCCACGCTCAGGCTCAGGCCAAAGCTCTTGACCATGATCCACGCGCGCTTCATGATAACCTTCATGTTGTACATTGCTTTTTCCTCCTTGCCCTTTGGGCTTTGTTTTTTGTTCCTTGCATCGCTTATTATAAAGCATTTTGTTTTATTTGTCAATAGGATTTTAAAACATTTTTAAACTTTTTTTGAAACAAAAAATCCCCGGCCATCAGGCCGGGGTGTTATCATCTGTATATATAGATGCAGACATTCGTTTTTTAATCTCGCGAATGCTGCGGCTGACGGTCGCCGAAGACATGCCCAGCGTCATGCTGATCTGCACGATGCTGTAACCACGCCAGAGCAAGTCAAAGACCTGTCCAAGCCGGGCATGCTCGTCAAAGCCGCAGTCATGGGCGATTTCTTCTTTCGTGCGCCTGTCAAAATTAAGGCGCACGGGAAATCGCCTCCTTTACATGCCAGCCTCCTCTACCACTACGGGCGCGGCGCTCTCCAGCTTTTTAATCTCAGCGTTGACCAGTTCGGCGAGCTCATCGGTATCCAGCTTGTAGCCATGCGCGTCAAGCCGCTCCTTTACCCACGCTAGCTTTTCCTCGCCGCGCCCAGAGCCGGTGTACAGCTTTTCGGCGGCGAACACGAGGATAGACACGAGGTCGCGGATTTCATGCCGCTGGTCAAGCGTCGTCTTTGCCTTGATCCACGGGACAACATACCGCGTAATCAGCGCAGCCACGAGGACGATCAGCGCCTGAAAGATGGGGGTAAGGTCGATATTAGACATAGATAGCCTCACTTTCTGCCCGGCTTTTACCGGGCAACGTCAAGTAAAAATGTGGTTTTCCAAACACTTGTGATAAGTGTTTTTGATGATATTGGTTGCTTCTATTGTTCTGTGGTTTTCAAATTGCGGATGCGATTCGCAGTAGGTGTTATAAGCATCGATATCGTCAAACACCTGCTCAAAATGCTGTCGTGCGTGGCTCAAATCCGTCCGATAGTACAGCTCATCCGCAAACCGCTGTATTCGCGCTCGCGCAATTTTTGCAAACTCAAGGTCGTTTTTTGCCTCCATCGCGGTCACACGTGCCTCCAACGCACCGACAAGTGCCTTGCGCAAGCCCTTAAAAACCCACGAGAGCGGTTGTATCTTAATGGGTGCAATCTCGATCAGGTTGAGCGCTATGTACACCAGCACGAGCGTCAGTGTGCTGTGCGTCGTGACAGCCGCTCGCAAGCCGTCCAGCAGCTTTTGTATGGTCATCGGTCAATCCTCCGCAAGCATCCACGCGCCGCTCAGCGTGATATACACGCCATCGCTCCTACGCAGGGTTGTCGTGGTCTGTTCTCCCGGCTCGCCCGTCTCGCCCTGATCGCTGCTCTCCGGCGCATCTTCCACCAGATACTCGCTGGACATGTACCCGGCCTCGCCATTTTCCAGCACACCGAAGACCCAGCCCGTGCCGCCAGCCTCGCGGATGATGTTCACCCGCGCGCCGTTCGCGGCTTTGGCGATGACATTTGACCGCGTGCTTGCGCCATCGCGGATGTTGAGATATCCGCTGGTGATGTTCACCGTCGCATTGCCAAAAATCTTTTCTGCTTCACTCACTTCCGTTTTTCCTCCTTCCGAATAGTCTACCTCGATCATCCGATGCACCCCCAGCCCGTTCCAGCCGTTCTTTTCCTTCAGCGCGGTTTCGACCACGCCGCCCCGGCTCTTGCTTGAGTGGACGACCGTGCCCCGCTCCGTCACCAGCCCGGTGTGGCTCACGTCGCCCGTGCCCACGCCCATGAACGCCAGCATCCCCGGCTTCGCGCCGGAAATGCCCGCCTGCCGCCAGATCAAATGGCGATACTTCGGCGCACTGTCAAAGCTGTTCCAAAGCTCGTTCGTCCCCGCCGTCGTGTAGCGCTTGTCGCCGCCCGGCGCTGTGCGGATGACTTTCTTGATGAGGTTGATGCAGTCCAGCTCGCTGTACGCCGTCCCGATCAGCCCCCGCGCCGCGCCGATGGCTTCGCCTGCCTGAATCAAAGGCTTTCACACTCCTTCCGCCTTTATCCGAGCATGTGCCCTCTAAGACGATGAAACTTTTTGAGTGCTTGTCTTCTGGCGCATGCGTATTCCCGGATAGCTTCATCGGTCGGCTCAGTATGCATGCACTCAACAAGATATCTGATCGCCCATTCTCGTGCCTGCTGTTTTTGCTTTCTGTATTCCATTTTGCTTTTCATTTTTTCAAGTTCGCCCCCTACCGATCAAGTCAAACTTTTTTACGTCGAAATGTTTAACTCGACTTTCAAAAGTGCGCAAAAAAAACGCCTTATTTGAGAATCAAGTTAGTTGACAATAGCGCTCTTTCGTTAAAAGTTTGCCCCGCCCGTGTGAGCGGGGCGTTGTCGGTTATTCCTCTACCAGCTCCGGCAGACCCGCGTCAACCAGCAGCTCCTTGACCTGATCCTTGAGCTTCGCCGGAACGTCCTTGTACGCCGTCTTGCCCAAAATCACGCGCTGCGCGAAAAACATAGCCATCATCGTTTCACTCTCCTTTCCCGTTAGCATCAGCAAAAGCCCGATAGCAAGGTTACGCATAGACGATACTTGCCATCTCGGCCACGCAGTCTTCCAAAAAATCATTGCGATCGCTTAGAGCCTTGATTTGTGCTTTTAGCAAAGTTTTTTCTTCTTCGCTCTGTGCTTTCAGGTTCTTAAGCTGCTCCTGCATCGCTTCTGCTTTGAGCATGCCCGCCGATTTTGTAAAAATACAGATTTGCCAGCCATCGTCGCATTTGCTCTGCTCAAATTTGTACACGTTTTTGATGGTCTTTTCCTTGCCGGTTTCGTCCGTTCGGTCTATGACTGTTCCGATTCCGCCGTTGAGTATCGTATCATCTATCCGCGTGTCAGATATGTACGTCATGGCGTTTAATCCAACCGAGAGCGTTGCGCCATTACCCAGCGTTAATGTATGTTTTTCGTAGGTCATTTCTCACACCACCATTTTTTAACCAACCATAATGAGCGGACGGACAGCGATAAAATCACTATTAGCATCGGCTGGGCCAGCAGCGCCACTGCCGAAGTAAAAAACAAAACATGTCAAAGATGCAACACTGCGAAGCCAGAAGGATTCCCTATCAAAAGCGTTGGGCTTTATAAAGTTAAAAACAGGCAATTTTTCGTCCGCTTCACCTGTGTCGTTGGGAGAACCCCATACGGTATCGCCGCAGACTTGTGCCTCGGACATTAGCTCCGCGCGTGACAAGTACCATGCCCGACTACTCGACACACCGGGTAAATCACTGTAATCGTGTGACTTGTTAGTATCCACAGCATTTGTGAGCAGCATTTGACGTATCAAAAGTCGTTTACCGAGGCTTTCGGTAAGCGCGGGTACAACCGTCTCGTTAAGGTGCGTTCGCATCGAACTGCCTGCATAGCCGCCTGATGTGGTGCTTGTGCTGTTCATCGGTGTTCCGAGTGCAAACCCCGCGCTGCGCGGAATCATGGCGATGTGATTTACGGTTCCGGCACATGACACGCCATCGACGGGATCAAAATTATCGCCGACGTTTTTATGGGTATTAAAGCCCGCAATCATCCAATCACCGCTATACGCTCCTGCGTTTTTGATTGTTACATAGTCACCAAGGTATAGCGCGTCGCTATTGTCGGCAGCTACAAACAGCCCTCGCGGAACTTGATACTTTTCTAAAAATGCCGCCCATTCGGCCTCGCTTCCGAGTTCGCAAAGATTCTTGCCGCGATATAACCCATTTCGGGCATTTCCCGTCACATAAGCCGTTTCGCTCTTTAGCTGACTAAGCTCATCTCCCGTCGCCTTTGCGTCTGCGGCTTTCTCCGCCTGCGTCAGCGTCGCGTCCGTGCCGGAGAGCGCGCCAACGTCCGCAGCCGTCAGCTCGACCTTGCCCGCCTCGTCCGGCGCTTTTCCGTTGATCGTCAGTGTGCCCATGCTGCCCGTATCTCCGCGCGGGATCGTCAGCTCGATCACCGGCGCTTCTGCCGTGCCGGTCTGCTTGACGCTCGCCGCCGTTCCCGGCTCGCCGGTCTTGACCTGCACCGTGATCTGAGGGGTTGCGCCAACGTTACCCCGCGGGATTGTCAATGCGATTACCGGTGCCTCTGCGGTGCCGCTCTGTATGACACTGGCCTCTGTTCCCGGTTCACCCGTTTCCACTTGTACCGTGATCTGCGGCGTTTTACCAGTAAGACCTTGAGGGCCCCGAAGCTGTTCGATTTGCGCCTCGGTCAAGTCTTCAAAGCGCACGCTTCCGTCCTTGCCGGGAGGACCAGGAGGGCCTTGATAGCGGTCATTAAGTTTTACAGACACGTGGACAGATGTATTTAAAATCTCAGCCGTCGCTACGCGTTTTTCATCGCTCATTCTTGACTCACCGCCTTTGCCACCTTAAAATCCCCGGGTTCTAGAATCCGATGCTCGTCTGCGAGCGTGAACTCTACTTGCCATTTATAGGTTCCGTCAGGGTATTCCACCGTGTCCGCGTGTAAAAACGACCACAGAAAGCGATTGTTTTCTAAGTCAGCGGTTTCAATAGCTTGCGCCAGCAGATCTCCGCGACTGCCTGACTGCGAAATTTTCCTGATGGACAGTATTGCGTAGTCGCCTTCAAGGAGCTTGATATCCACCATATCGACGACCAAAACGCCGTCATCGCCGGAAATCAAACTGATGTTCAATCCGTCAATCTTAAACATCCCAGATCACCCCGCAAACAGCCGCATGTAGGTTTGTACATCCATTTGATTTTCCTTAACCGCATCTACGGCTTTATTACGTACCAACCGCCTATACCCCGTCGGGATGTCGCAGAACGGCTTGCGTCCTTCTAGTACATCGTTAAACCATGCGTCAGTTACGCCGGCATTAGGGGCGTTTTCATTAGCCGGGATCCTAATCTTCAATTTAATCCACTCCTATCGCGTCACGCGGGCTTTTCAAGCTTCACAAGCACGCTACCGTTTTTGTTGCGCTGGATAATTGTGAGTTCGGTAAATCCTTCATAGACTTCGGTTACACCGGGTTTCGTCTCGTTTGTCTTTTCGATTTTTCTGTTGCCTTCGAAGTCAGCAGAGATTTCCGATAGAGGGCGGTTATCGGCGAGTTCAATCATCAGGCTTCCCGATGCGCTTGTCGGGCCAAATGCCCAGTTTACATCAAACGTCTTGCCCTTGTTCGTCGTGATTTTCATTTTCTGCTTTCTCCTTCTGAATCTTTTCAATCGCGTCAACGCAATTATTGATTGAGCGTATCGCGCCCGCAAGCAATTCGGCGTCAGCACCCAGTACATGGACGCGGGCAAGCGCTGCGTTCACGTTACGCAAAAGTATGTTGATTTTCATAATTTCCTCCCTATGCAATCAAAAGAGTGAACGTGTCAGTGCTTACGCTGGCGCACTCGTAAAACTCCATGTTCGTCGTGCCCGACGGAGCCATTGCATACCGTTTTTTTCTGGTTACGCCGGTCACGACCGTCACGCTTTCCCAGCGTGCCTGTTTTCCGCCGATATTTATGCTGCTAATCTCTGCATAGTTGGCGCTCAAAGATTTCGTGTTCAAGGCCGCTGTTGTCACGTATGAGCTGTCGGTGATTTTGATTTCCGCAATTTCCGCATTAAATTTGGACATCGTTACATATCCATCCAGCGTGATCTTGTCGGCTTTCAGCTCGATCTCGCTATTTAATCCGTCAATCTTGACCTCCGCGGATTTGATATCCCCTTCCGCTGTTTCGACGCGCCCCACAAGGCCGAGCTGCCCGTCTGCGCCGTTCAGCGTGATCTCCGCTGACGAGATGCGTCCTTCCGCCCCATCGACACGCCCGGTAATAAGCTGTATCTGGGCTTTATCCTCGTCAATATTGATTTCCGCGTAGGACAGGCGATCTTCCATAGCCTTTTGTTTTTGCCCAAATCCGCGCATCTGCCCGCCGATAGCCTGTCGATAGCCGTATTCGTCGCGCTCTTGTTTAGGCAAAACCTCACGCGACTTATTGCCGCTGGCAGACAGCGTAGTTCTGGCCGATCCGTTCCAGCTCATTTGCTGGCTAAACACGGGCAACAGCTCTTCCCCGCTATCCGTCTGGATTTTTAAGATATCCCCAGGATCAAGGGAGAAATCGCCAAATGTGCTTGCATAGCTGGGCTTATAGCTCGGCGTGCTTTTCATCCGGTCCAAAAGATCATCCGTGTATGCCACGTTTTCACACCTCCCATCAAGTGATAACCGTGGCAATCGGGTTATCAACGATGTACAGGGAGTTCACGCCAGACCCGGTAATCACGTCATCTCCCGCGCTGTCACGGATGATGAGCCTGTCCACGCCCGCCCTTGTATAATACCCGACGTCATATTCGCTGTAGTCATGCACCGTCAGCGAATACCCGGCGTCACTGAACCACTTTAATTCAAGCGCACCGTCTCGGTTGACTCGGGCAAAGCATCCGCCAAGCTCCGCGCACCAGCCCAGAATATCCCGATACGTAGCTTTGGCAAAGGCTTCCGGCGCAGACGAAACCGTTCTTTCGCCGTTCACCATTTGCGTAGAACCAAGGGCAACGCCTACGGCCTTACACACTTGGCTTACAAGGTTTTGAAGGGTCGTAGGAAAAGCGATAGTCCCCTCTCTGTACTGGGTATCGAACAGGCTCATTGCGTCATAGGCATCAATAGACAGCGTTTTTCGCGAGTTAAACACCGGCTTTTCTGCGTAAAACACGCCGAGCGGAACCATTTCGTAGATATCGGTGCTCGTCGGGGTGAAAACCATAAGATTGTTTTCGTCTTTGATGCCCGTACCGCGTGTGCCCTTATGCCCGAAGCATACGCCGTAGTTCATCGTCTTCCACGCGATAGCCGCCTTTTGAATCGGCGGCGCGTAAAACGTGAAATCTCCGGCGGTGAGTTCTCCGTTTTTGAACGTGAACTTCTCCGTTTGATTTTTCGTAAACACCAAGAGTTTATCATTGAGAAGCGCAAGCGCTTCTACCCGCTCGATCACACCGCTTACGGCGGCATCGTTGAGCGTGAGAAACGGGGCTTTATCATTTCCTCGAATCTGAAAACTCCCGGTGTCGATTCTACACACGCAGTTAGGTGATTCGTAAATGATGTTCGTCCGAACCCCAAGATACGCCTTGAAAGCGCCGAAATCATATCCCGCCCACGTATTGTCATCGTTCAGAAGGTCAAAGGACAGCATCGCCGCCGAGCACCCGCCCGGTGCAAAATCCTCGCCCTCATTAACGCTCGCCTGATAACCAATGCCGCCGGAAGATACATTGATATCTCGTGGCGTTACAACCGCATCGTCAAACAAAAGGAGGGGCAATTGAAGCTCATCTTCTCGGATTGCTTCATGAAACGCCTCGCTTACCGCGTACATCCTACCCCTCCTAAATTTCGATGATGTTGACCTTGAAATCGCCGATCCAGCGTTCTCTATTCGCGTCAATGCACTTCTTGGCTTCCCAATTTCGGTCGCCACAGTACGCGATAATCGTCTGCGCGCCCTCAATAGGGTCCGGATAGGTAAACTGAAATCGGTCGCCCTTATTCATAAGCCCGCCCATTTCCTTCATGGTCTCCCAGAAAATGCCGTTCCATTCCAGATTGACGTGGCACTTCATCGCCACTTTGTTGCGGCGAATGTCACCGCTGGCGTCACGTTCGCCAAGCGTGTCCAAGTCGCTTTGAGCGCCCTTGAAGGAAGAGGGGTCAGGGATGGGAACGCCGTTAATGGAGAACCCCATTTTGTAGTTGATAGCCATCCCTTAACCCCCTGTCGTTCTTGCGTACAGCCTCGCACTCTGGCTCTGCATGCGCCCCCATGCGGCGCTGGGCTCGGCTCTGGCGACAAATTCCTTGCTGGCCAGTCTACGCATAGCCTCGGTCTGCTGCTGCTGCGCGGAAACCATGCGTTCAATGGCACGGCTCACGGCGCGCTCGATACCGGCTTCAATCTGGTCATTGTTCGCGACGGCGGTATGCCCGTTGATCGTTCCGACCAATTCAGGACCTGCCTCGCGCGCGAGGAACATCTGACCTGCATCCGGGAAACCGCCGGATGCAAAAGACCGGCCAGCCGGATTACCAAAGTTTTTGAAAATCCCGGATATCTTGTTCGCAGTCTTTGTAGACCACGCTTTCAGCCCGTTCCGGGAGCCGCCTGATGTGTCGATATTCACGCCCGGAATAAGGTTTGCAATCGCCGTCGTGACCGACGTATACCCCTCCGCAATCGCGCCTGTAATACCGCTGATAACGCCCCGACCAATGGCGCTTCCGAGCGTCTGCGCCGCCGTAATAATCGGGTTATCCGACTTATTAAGCCAGTCTTTGAGCCACACCAAGGGGCTATCTGCGCTCGTGGTAAGCCACGTAAACAGGTCGCTAAGAATTTTGCCAAGCGTACCAATCGGATCATTGCCAAAGGTTTCCCAGTCAATGCCGTTTTCCGCAAAGTACGCTTTGATTTCATTAACGCGGTCTTTAATCCACGTAATTACGGGTCCGAAGATGGAAACAAGAGCGTTTCTACCCTCCGCCATGATCGTGGCAATCGGCCTAAAACCGAAGGCATCCTCAAAAGCATCGTCAAACGGCTGTACGATGTTGGTGTCCAGCCAAACACGGATGTCGTTAAAAATCGTGCTGTTTACGATTCCGTCATACACACCTTGAATGATGTTGCCGCCCGCGCCGTCGATATACGGCTTAAAGTACGCGACAAGATCAGCCCACATCTGCGAAAGAAACGGCGTAAACATTTGCGTCACGGCAACTGCCGCTTCACCCAGCGTATTAAAGATACCGGCTACAATCTCGCGGGCATTCGTCGCGTTAATCAGGCTCGAAAGCTCGGTTTTGAGGTCTTCCCCGATTTTCGCCCAGTCGGTTTCCTTAAACCAGCTATTAAAGCTGTTCAATGCGCCGGTCACGGTACCGTTGATCGCCCTTCCGATGCTCGCGCCCCATCCCGGTGTATTGATGAACCCAATGAACGTATCAAAGAGAAGCGTCACTTTTCGCGAGATGATCTCGCCGAGCGCATGGAAATTGATCTGGTTTAGCCCATTAGTGACGAGCGTTGAGATCTTTTCACCGATTTTTCTGGCATCGAGCCTGTTGAGAAAAGCCGCCAAGGTCTCAATGCCCGCGCTGAGTTTCTTGCCAAGATTGTTACCTATTTCAAAAGCATTGACTTTTTCGATAATGCCGTTGACCTTAGCGGCCAGCAGACTTCCAAGTCCCGTCCAATCTTGAGCGTTAATCGCGTCGCGAATCTGCTTGGTGAACGCGAGGATATCAGGATCAATGCTGGATTCCTCGAACATCCCGCTAACAGCCCCGCTGCCACCGCCTCCGCCCCCACTGTTTTTACTGGCGATGACGTTCAGCTCATCAAAGTCAGCCAATGCGCCTTTTGCGGCTTTTCCCGCGCCGGACGCGGCCGCGCCAAATTTAGACGCTTGATTCTTGGCCTTAATAAACACGCCGGAGCCGCCGAGCGCCGCAAACAGTTGATTGATTGCGTTGAGGAACTGGACGATTACGTTAGTCGCCGCCTGAATATAAGGGACGAACATGTTAATCAGCGGAGCCGCTGCCGCGCCAATGCTGTTGCGGATCAGTTGCAGCGCTGTAGACATGCTGTTTAGGCTGCTGACAATCTGCTTGGAAAACGCCGATCCGCTGGCCTTAGCAAAGTTATAAAGGTTTGTGATGCCTTCCTTAAGCCCCTTATTGATTTGCGTTACCATTTGTCGGAACGTGCGCGTCACCGCCAAACGGCCAAGCCGCTTGAAGAACTTTCCAATCGCCGAGTAGGCGTTCATAACAGTTGTTGCAAAACTCTTAAAGGGGTATATCAGCGCTTGACCGACGACTTGCCCGATTTTCAGCACGCTGCTTCCTACGCTACTAAGGATTTTGCTCACGCCCGAGACAATGCTGCTAAAGGCGCTCTTAATCGCAGAAACCGCGCTGAGGAAGACGTTCTTTAGCGCGCCCACGACTTTTCCGGCTATAGGTAGCACGGCGTTCCCGATTTTACCGAGAACGCTTACAACCCCCGAAAAAGCACTACCTACAGTCTTGACAGCGGACATTGCCTTGCCGCCAAAGCTGTTTTCAAACTCCAAGCGCTTGACCTTTTCCCGCAGCTTGGGAAGCGTCTCTAGGAGCTTAACCTTTTCACGCAGATTAGCCAATTCCTGATCCACTTCTGCGGATTGAGAGTACGCGCCGGAGCGGATGGCCTCTTCCTTGGCCTGCAATTTTTGAAGCGTCAGGTTTTCGGCAATGTATTCACGCATGACTCTAAGCTCCATGCGCCATTCCTCGCCCTTGTCCTGACCGGCAAAGCCCCATTCCTTTTCTTTTTGGAGCTTCGGAAGCGTTACGTACTCGCGCTTCAAATCCTGAATGGCCTTGATCTGCTCTCGGATCGCTTTAGCATGCTCTTGTGCGGCCTTCGCAGCTTTCATCTCTTTATCGTAGGCCGCCATGTATGCCGAGGGGCTGCCCGATTCCATCCGCCGACCGTACAAGCCCTTGCCGTCATCCCGGAAAGAGAAATCCTTGATCCCGGATACTCGACGGCTTTTCTGATACGACCGCGCTATGATGTCAGCGATTTCTTCGTCCGACTGCCGCTTAAAGCTAGTCCTTGCTGCCTCCTGAGCCTGCAACCCGGCAAGTCGTTCTTCGTCCTTGGCAAGCCGAAGCCTAGCTTTTTCTCTCCGCACTTCTGCCGCGCGTTCGCGAATGGCCGCAAGCTCCGGGTCTGCCGGCTTTCTCGCCCGCCCTGAACCGCCTGTCGCGCCGCCGACCGTAGCCTTGGCGGCTTTCACGGATTCCTTGAGGTTTGCGGTAAAACGGGATACATCCTGATTGTTCAGCTTGCTCATGCTGGCCGTCAGGTCATTGACAGTGGCTCCAAGCTGCTCAACAAGCCGGATGGTGTTCTGCATCCCCTTACCGTTGCTGGATTTATCAATGGCGCTCAAGCCCTTTGCGAGCTCTTTCATAGAGCCTACAAAGCCGGAAACGCCAAAAGACTTTGTAATCTGGGAGATTCTGCTGATCGTCTGCTCAAGGCTTTTAATTTTGGTTTCAGCCTCCGCAATTTCAGCAGTAATGCGTATGCTTACGTCATTTACCTGCTCGTCAGCCATTGGCCAGCTCCCCTTTCTTTTTTAGATTCTTGTTGATCGGCTTCATGAACATCGCCATGAACATCTCGCAGCTTTCGTCAACCTTTGCTTCAAGCTCCTGCTCGTTTTCGGTATCCCGCCTCGGCCTGAGGTCAAACGGCTTCTCCAGGTACGGATCCGCTTTCGGATTACGGCTTCCGAAGGCCAGCATCGGCGCGATACACCCCATCGCCTGATAAAAATACGCGCCTAGCAGCCAAGCGTCGGTATTGGATCTCTCCTGCCTAATCTCATCCGCTTTCCTGTAGGCGCGTACTAACATGCCGTCCTGATTCCAATACTGGTCATAGGTCATGCCTATGCTCAAATAATAGGGAAACCATTCTTCAAAGCATTCACTCATTCGAGGTGACTTTTTGGGTGTGGCCGCCGCGTTTACTCCATCACCCAGCCGAAGTTTCCCTCGTCTTCGTCTTCATCTTCGCCATCTTCGCCAAACATGGCCTTAAACGGCTCCAAATACAATTCAGTCAGGGCATGCAGGAGCTTGGTCTTGCCCTTCTGCGCGTCGAAAATCACATCGACCAGCTCCCGCTTTACCCGGCTATGGTGCATCAGGAATGCGCCGGAAAACAGCTTAGGGAGCATCGTCATAGGCATGGAATCCATCTCGTCGATGCGAAAGCCCGCCTCTTCCATTGCCTGAACGGTCTTACGGCTGTATTCAAGGGTATACTTTACGCCGTCATACTCAATCTTGATTCTCTTAGCCATGTCCTTCTTCGTCCTCTCTTTCACAGTCGCAGTCTTACACGGAATACTTAGGCAATCGGCTCAATCGGCGTAGACGGCGTGACGATGACGTTCATCTGAACGCGCTCGTTGACGCCACCACCGGAAATCTGCGGGCGGATATAACCCTTGAAACCGAACTTACCCTTGCTACCGTCCGGGACAGCCGCAGTGCCCTTGCCCGTCGCGCCAAAAAATAGGGCGAGATCATGCTCCGCACCGTCGTTCAACGTCTGAACGGAATCGTAGTTTTCCTTGGTATAGTTGCTCTCAAAGGTCATGTTGTCATTACTCTCAATGCCGGGTATGAAGGTCTGCATGTGATCTGAAAGCGTAGTCGTATCAATCGTCTCCGGAGCCTGACCCAGATCAGGGAAGGAGATAATGTCGATCAGCTTTTCGTAAGTCTCGCCCGATTTCTTAATCATCAGGTAAGTCTGATAGGTGCTAATAGCCTTCGCCATAAGCATTTCCCCCTTTATTAACGTCTATAGATAACGCCGTCCGCGTCCACAGCACATCGGTATCGAAGCGTCATCTGGTAAATGGAGTTGTAATTTCGATTTCGCTTAACGCTCGTTGACGAGCGGATAAAACCAAAAGCAATGAATGCCTTGTCCACCGCATCGGCAATCCTTCTGCACTCTTGCTTCTTTCCGGCCAGACTGTCTGTGAACACGTCAACCTCGTAAAGCAGGTTTGCAAAGCACTCCGAATCGGAGCTGTCCTGAAAGCGCTTGTTCGTAGCGTTGTCGGTTTCGACAATGCTTACAAACGGCAACTGCGGAGGATGCGGGTTATAGACCGACGCGAAGATTATGTCCTTCGCAAACTCGTTTTCAGCTATTACGCGATCTACAACGGCGCTGTAAACAGCCGGTTCTACGTCAATCACTTAACGTCCACCTCGCTACATCCGTAATGACCTCACGCCCATACTCAGCCGCGTTATACATTGGCGCGGCAATCGGTGTGCCATGCGTAAATCGCTTCTCACCGTCTCCGTCGAGATATGCCCATGTGTCTCTTGCGCCCTTTCCTTGACCATACGTGCCAATAGCGCTCATGCCCATGGATTCCGCCCACGGATGCGGATAGGAGCCGACCGCACCTGCACCGCCGTTGTAAAACTGGCCTGCGCCAAACTCGATCCACGGAACGCTTTCACCTCTGGCTACTACGCGCGCGGCGTCCCCGTCTTCCTCGACGGTTACGTGAACGTCTTTTTCCTGCTCGTAAACAGCGCTGTCAAAGTTTTCCTGTGCTTTGTCGCGAATGGCTTCTGCCGTATTCTGGACAATCTGGCGCTTTTTTTCCTTGAGTTCGTCAAGATAAGCTCCAAGGATCGCGCTCAGGTCATCCAAATGAAACAGATCGACCGTAATTTCTCGGCTCACATGCTCACCGCCCCCGCTGTACGCGCGCAATCTGGCAGGCGCGCCAGTTCAGGCTTCCGGCGATACGGTAGATCACATGGTCATACGGCGTGTCCGTAGTCCCATCTTCTTTGAGTACAGGCTTCGTATCGACCCAAAACACACTCATCTCGTCAATCCGACAGTCAGGCGGTAACGGGTTCAGCGTCATAACGTACATGTTCTGCTGTCCGTAGGGCTGGTATTCAACCTTGCCGGACAGGTTGTTATTGGTCAGGCCGGATGTTCCTGATATGTTGACCCGCATAGCCCGTACTTTCCCGTAGACAGGCAGGCGTTCGCCGGTTTTGTTTCCGTCGGAATCCACAATCTCGGTCGTTCCCTCATACAACGCATACCACACCGTGCGCTTGTTGCGCTCTGCTCCGTTTCGCATTACACAACACGCCCCTTTGGCGTGATCTGTTGCAGAAACTCGGCCGGAAGATCCATGTAGCCGCCGAATGAACGGCTGATGCCGTTTTCGGAATGCAGGGATTCACCTTCCATTCCTCGCTTGCCCCAGAGAAACACCGCGATTTCCATTTGTAAATCAAGATAACAGTCTTCAATGACTGCGTTCTTTGGTATGCCGAATGGATATTGTCTGTTCAGAATCCGCGAGGCCGCTTGATCAAGGTAGTACGGCAACAGCTTGACCAATTTCGCTTCTTCTTCATCTTGCTCGTTAATGCCGACAAGCATTTTCATCAGGTCAACCTGATCCCCAGTTGCGTATCTGGCCACTGTTGCCGTACCTCCTCTCAAGCGTCAGTCTTGCGACTTCTGGGCGCTCGTGTTCTCTTAGGCGCTTCTTCCGCGCCGTCGCTCACGATCTCACCAAATTCGTTAAGGCTTTCCGCATCAGCGGGATCAATCGTCACCGATTGACCCGCAGAATGGTACTCGCCCCCATACCAAACCCAGCAGTTTGGAATGAGCCTCATGCAATCACCTTCAAAACCGCAATCTCATCCATGCGCTCAAAGCTCGGCAGGACGATTTCGGAAGCAATCGTGTTGATGTTGACCGGGTGCTCCTCGATGATGCGCGTGACCGCAACGCCGGTGTTCACAATGGACACCTCAGCCTTACCGCTGCCCATCAGGTCGGCCTCTTCCGGGGTCGTGCCGTACCACGTATAGCCCAGGTTGCCATCCGGGATGAGGCACACATAGCCGTCCGGGACGAAAGACTTACTCACGCCGTTCTCGTCCTTGAACATCTTGTCGTACACGACGAAGTCAACACCAACCATATCACGGAACACGTTAGCGATGTCCGCGCGGGTCAGGTAGCTGTAGGATTTGCCGGTAGCCGTCAGGAAACGGTTCTTCACAGCGTCAATCTTCGCCAGCATGTTGAAGGTCGTTCTATTCATGATCGCCGTGGTCAGCTTCGCGCCGGTAGCCGCAGCGACGACGTTCTGCGCCTTCTGGATGTCTTCAAACGGATCGGCAGTCGCGGTAGCAGACCACAGCTTCGTGGTGGTCAGGCCGAAGTAGTTCTTGCTCTTCCAGGCGCCCTCGGGGTCGTAGTCGTAGGCGTACTTCACACCATTAGCCGAGATGTCGATCTTCGCCTCGCCCCCCTCCGGGAACAGCAGGCTCATAATCATGCGCTCCGGGACGACGTTCGCACCGTCAATCAGCTCACCCGCGTCGTCGAACACACGGTCGATAGTCGCGCGCGCATACGGATCACTGGAATCCTGAACGCGCAGAAGCTCCTGACGGTCGTGCTCCTTGATTTTGAAACCTTCACGGAAGAACGGCATCTCCGTTTCGATCTTCTCAAAGCCGATTCGGTCACGGAAAGTCGCCTTCGCGTCAAACGCAGACGGCTTGAGCATGACCGGCAGACCCTTGCTGCCCTTGAGCCATTTCAGGTCAAGTCCGGCGCGCTTCTTGGCCGGGAACAGACCGGCACCGAGGTACGGGATCTTGTTGCTCGCAGTCTCCGTCCAACGGGCGGCGATAACGTCAGGGGTGAAAAAATCAATAATGTTCATGGCTTACCTCCATCAAATGTTTTCGCGGCAGACGATACCCGGAAGCACGGTCAGAAGGTCGCTGGCGGTATAGCTCACGCCGCTGTGCGTGGTCGCCTTGGTCAGGTTGATAACGCCCTGCACCAGCATTGCGCCGTTCGGGTTACTGGTCGGATCGACGTCATAGAGCAGGATGCCCTGCGCATCGGTCGCCGCAGAAAGCACGGTTCCGTCAGCCTTGACAGGCGTACCCGCTTTCACAACAGTGCTGCCCTTCACGCTGACCGGGAGGGCAACGAAATCATCAGCGGCCAGAATCTCAATCGTGCCGCCATACTGCGTCTTTTCATACTTCATACGGTTTGTTCTCCTTTACTTGATCCTGTACGCATCCACAACCGTAGCCGTTGCCTTGGCAGAAGCCGCCGCCTCGCGGCCCATCTCCTTGGCAAGCGTTACGTTCGCGGATTCCGTCTCTTCCGTACCACCGCCAGTCGGCGCGTTCATGCGCTTCATGGCCTCGGCGCGGATAGACTTCTCACGACTGGCGTTGAACGCCGTTTGAAGCTCGAACACCGTTTTCAGATCGCCCTCCGCAAGCGCTTTCGCCGCGGCCGCTGCCTGCGTATTGTCGTAGCCCATGGCGATATACTGCGCGGTATGCTGGGAAATAAGGATTTGCTGGCTCAGCTCTGCGTTCCTGTCCTGCAGCTCCTTCAAAGCCGCCGCTGTCTTCTCTTCGGCGCTCATTTTCTCTCGCGCGTCACGCTTTGCCGCCGCAAGCTCAGACGCGGTTTTGTCAAACGTCGCCTTGGCAATCCAGCCCGTCATGTCCAGCTCGTACCCTTCGAGCGCGGCAACCTTTTCCTCCGGGGTCATATTTTCATAACCCTCGATATTTTTAGTGTTCAGCTTCATATGTCTCCTCCTGCGTTTTAACGTCTTCTCTGACTTAATGTGTTTTAACGTCTTCTCTGACAAAAACAAAAGGGCTATAACGAGAACGTTACTCGCTATAGCCCCTGTTGGCTGTTTCCTGCCGCCCGGTTGCGGCAGTCAGTTATTCAATTTCGCTCTTATCCCGCAGCTTCCGTGTGATCCTGACCACAACGACGCTGCCCTTTTCGACCTTGAGCTCTACGTTATTCCCCGCCGTCAGCTCGGCGTTCACCGCTTCCAGTGTCTCCGGCATCCTCGACACGTCCACCCGCACCGCTCGTCATCTCCTTTACGGTCTTCTTCTCCATTTCCCAATACCACTCCAAGCCCTGAATCGCGGCTTCCTCCGGGTCAGGGAACAGGCCGCAAACCTGATAGGCTTGTTTCGGATTCACCTTATCGCACCCCAGCAGCATGGTCAGCACGGTTGCCCGCGTGGAGATGTCCTCGTAGTTGCGCCGCGTGAAGCGCTCTGTGATATCGTCCTCGCGCAGATCAAAGCCATCCTTCACCAGCGCACGGGCGATGCTCAGCGCGGCTTCCACGAACCGCTTATCGCTTCTCGCCCACAGGGTCTCCGTTTCCTTCGCCCTCGCCTCGGCATGCTGCCAGCCGTTGCGGACGATGGTGGAGCCATTATTCGAGCTGTCAGACGTGTTTCCGTCGCCCGTAGAGGGCATGCCGACAATCGTCAGAATCTTCTTGTACAGGTCGTTTGTAAGCACCTGCTGGTCGGCCTGCTGCAAGTCCACCATGACGCTTTTGATGTTCGGCGTAGCGCCGCCCTTCACGGTTTTGGTGAAGATGAAAGCGCTGGGCTTGTTCTGCAACGCCTTGACCTGGTCATCGTCCAGCGCGATATCGTTAAACCACATCAGGCTTTGGACGTTCTGCGCTGTCGCCTCAATGCGGTTGCTTTCAAGGATGTTCATGTCGTCCAGCAAGTCGATGACCGGCTCGAACGCGCCAAGCCTGAACTCGTTGTGCACATACTCGACAATCGGGATCACGCCCATCGGGTTAGGCTCTTCCTCGATGGTCGCGTCCGTCATCCGAAAATGCGATTCCGGGGTATACACGTCGTACACCCGGCCAACACCCGTCTTATTCACATACGTCGCGGCGAACACCGGCTCAGAGTTCTTCGCGGAGCTGTTTCTATACGCCACAAACGTCGTCATCGGGTTTAACGTCGTGATGATGAACGGGCTGTTATCCCCGTTATATGCGCTGTTCGGGTATATCATGCGATAGCCCAACCCGCATATATGCAGATCGTCGGCCAGCTCTTTATCCGTCGCGTTCTTGCCGCTCAGGTGCATGAAGTCGTTAAACTTCTCTACCAGCGTGGACACGCCAGCGCCGTCTTTGCGACTGACGTATGTGATCGGCGAGCTGAGAAGATAGCTACTCTTGAACGACACGATCTCGTTTGCGTGGTTCACAACCGTGTTGTACTGGATATCCGGCCTGATCTCTTTGACGCGCGCATAGATCGGCTGAGTACCTCGCATATAGTCGAACAGGAACTTCTCTTCGGCGGAGTTCATGTCATGCAGCTTCAGCACGTCCGAGACGGCATTTCGGACATTAGCCGCTGTGACGCGCTCAAAATCCGTAACGACTTTTCGCCGCCCGGTGTACTTCTGCATGGACTAGCCCTCCTCCCGATTTTAGTCTCTTCCTAGCTACCATATACAACATATTGTGGTTCATGTCAATAGATACCACAATATTTAGACAAAAAAATTTTTTAGAACAGACGCTGCATCACTCTTGGCCTATAAGACGTTTCCTCGTCCATACACACCGCCATGCACAGGCTATCCGGCGCGTCGTCGTTCTTATTTTTGCCGACGATCTTGAAGCTGTACACGTTCTGCATAAAAAGCTGATACGGCTTGCTTCGCTTCCCGTCATCCAAAAAGATCATTCGCTCCCGGATGTCCGGCGCTTTATCGAAAATGCGCTGCGTTTTGCCGCCGGTCGTCCTCTGCGCAACCTTCGTCGTCAGGTTGATCCGCTTTTTGCGCTTGCGCAGAATCTCGTCTACGCCCTCCGCGTAGTCCTCCGTCATCTTCGTCGCTTCCACCTGTAACGCGCCTACGCCGTGCTCAATCACCTTATCCGCCACGAGCGCTTGTGTCACACGCTTATCTCCGTTGTCGTACACAACATCGTGCACATACAGCTCATTCCCGTACTTGAAGATGATCGGCATCGCGCAGAAGTCGCCGCCGCCCCAGCTCGGGTCAAGCGCCGCAAAGATGCGATCCGGCTCTCCTTCGGGCAGTACGCCGTTGTAATACCTGAAATCGCCCGGACTGAACACCGCGCCGTCGCGCTCAATCGGCTCGCCCTGATACTGCGCGTTCCAGCTCGCCATGTCGTTATTCCGCTCAAACGACGCTCTGCGCTGCTGGTAGTACGACGTGTCAAAGCCTACGCCGTACTTGTAGTGGAAATTGCTCTCGTCCTTCTCGTTCAAGGCCGGAATGTTGATAATCTTTATCCGCCGCCGCGCAAACTTCGGGTTGTTCAGCACCGTGTCAATGCGCTGGCCGATGGGATCTGTCAGGCTCCACCGCGTTCCGCACCAGAGAATCTTACACCCGCTCTTTGCGCGCGTCAGAAGGTTATTATCCACCTTGCTCCAAGCGGCGGTGAGCCGGTCTTTGCTCATGGCTTCCTCAATGCCGCTGATCAGGTCGTCGCTCATCAGGATGCCGTTGACGTCCACCGCGCCGTTCAGCGTGGAATACAGCGATCTGCACGTCAGAGACGCATACCGCTTCCTGCGGTCGATGTTCAGCGTCTCGTCCTTGCTGTTCGTCGCCACAAGCTCCGCGCCGGGGAATATCTCATGCCATGTGTACGTTACCGGGTCGTTGATGATCTCAAGCACGCCGTTGTAGAACGCGGACGTGATGACGTCGGAGTACGCGCAGTACAGGTTCGCCTGCTCGCTGTTCCGGCCTATCGTCCACGTCATGTAGAACATCAGCAGCGACGTTTTCCCCACTCGCGGCGGGCAGCTCAAAAACAATTCGTCCAGCTCGTCATCCGCGAGCGCTTGCAGACTCTCGACAAACGGCTTAATCACTCGCCGCCGGGGCAGATAAAACCGCTCCTCCGGCTTTCTGTTCCATTCCAGATAGACCAGATAGCTGTCAAAATCCTTCGGTGCTGCCCACAGGTACGTTTGCTTCACCAGCTCATACGCCGCCTCGTCGCCCCGCGTGGCAAGCCGCTGCGCATAGCTGCGCGCTTTCAGGCACAGCGCCAGATCGTCGGTGTTCCGCGCCATGTCAAACAGCATGCTTATGTTCTTGAGATTTGACAGGTTCGATTTCAAAAGCCTGTCGATGATTCGCGCGTCTTCCATGCCTTGACCTCCTCCGTCGGCATACAAAAACAGGGGCTATGCTTTCATAGCCCCTGTTGGCTGTATCCCTCTGCCCGGTCGCGGAGGTCTTTTTGCGGTTAATCCCTCGGCAGAATCGCTTCCTGCTGGCCTTCAACCCATTCGCTGTTCTTGCCGTAACGATAATACCCCTGATAGGTTTTCTTGTTGTTGAGGATGTTTCGCACCGTGCCGAATGTATAGGGCGCGCCGCTTCTCGAGCGATACCCTTCTTCCCCTAACTTATCCGCGATATCCCGCAAGGCCATTCCCTCAGACTGGAGACTAAAAATCCGACGAACTGCTTTTGCTTCGTCAGGGTTTGGTATAAGCCGCCCATCCGATACGCGATATCCGACGGGTGCTCGCCCCCCGGCATACCCGCCCTGCTCGGCTTTCTGAATCCGGCCGGCGCTGGTGCGCTTCATAATGTTTTCGCGCTCCATCTCTGCCACGCAGAGCGTGAACGCCTCAAGCATGTTCGCAAACACGCCAAACTGCCCGAAGTCTTCCGCGATTGAAATCAGCTCGATGCCCTTCATCTTGAGCTGCATTTTGTAATAGTAATACACGTTGATGTCTCGGGCGATGCGGTCTGACTTGGCTACGATTACCGCTTCAATCGGCGGGTTCTGCACATCGCCGTACACAATCCGGTCAAACTCCGGCCTGTCCATCTTCGCGCCGCTCTTCGCCTCGTCTTTGTACTCGTGAACGAGCTGCATGTCGTTCCTGCGGCAGTATTCCGCAATCTGCGCGCGCTGCGCGTCGATGCCGAACTTGTCCTCTCCAACCTGTCCTTCGGTGGATACTCGGATATAGCTCACTACGTTTTTCATGGCCGTCGTCCTCCCCCAGTTATGGCTTGTGTCTTTACGGTCTTAGTATACACCTGTGTGCCGATATTGTCAATAGGTAAAGACACGTTTTTATTTTTTGCGGGTATTCGGGGGATTACCCCCGCGCCTTTCGGCCCGCCCCCTTAATACCCCCGCCCCGGGATGCATCCAGGCGCGCCGACCCCATCAGGCCGGGCGGATCGTATGCCCGCGCAAGTGGCCGCCGACGTGAAGAGTGGGCGCGGCTGGCAAAAAAAAAGAAAAATGTGCCTATAATCATGATAAAAGGCTTGACATGTGCCTGTAATCGGAGTACAATATAGGCACAAAAGGCACAAGACACAAGACCGACAAAAACGAAAGGGGGATCATTATAAGACCACTTGCCGCAAACCTGCCCACCTTGACGCGATTATAAAGCGCGTCCGCCGTTGGGGCGAATACCTCACCCGTAAATATTACTATGAGGCCCGAGAGGTCTACACCCCAAACATTGGGGCCGATGGGTATTATATCGGGCTCCAGCTCGTCCGCATCGAGCGGGACGCCCTAGGCACGACCCGCGTGCTAGACCCCGACGAGTGGCAAATCGTCGCCGTCCTGTACTGACAGCGCGAAAAAGGCAAATCACACAATAGAGGAGGCTTGACTTATGAATGATAAATACGCCGCCCGGGTGCGGGCAATCGTCAGGAGGTGCGGGGCTAACCGTGAAAAAGAGGTCATGCGCAACCCGCACGAGCTGATCCAAGGCGAAACGTGGAACAACGATCACAAGGTCATCTGTGTGACTGAAACCACGGCACAGCCGGACGGATATAAAAACGGCTTTGCCGTTGACCTTGTTACGCGCTCAATTTGCGGATAATAGAGAAAGAGAAAGAGGGTTTTGTTGTGAAAAAGTATGCTGAAATCCTGAAAGATATCGCCGCCGCTCGTGCGGGTGTGAGCGATGTGGCAAAGGCCGAAAAGGACCTCACACAAAAAGCAATGTTTATTGCGCGGAAATCCGGGACCGGCGCCGAATTTGACGCGGCGAATGCCGCATACGAGGCCGCCGCTGAAAAGTATGCAGCCGAATGCCGGAGAAATGAAGACCTGCAAATGGCGGTTGAAATCCTGAAAGATAACGCCGCACAAGCGTTTTTTGCGGAAAACATCGGCGGCATTTGTTCCATTTGGAGCAAATACGCGGGCAAGGCTTGCGGGGAAAAAACTGCCGACAAAATCCGAAAAGAACTGTTTGAAACTCTAGGCGTCAGGATCTGGGTTAGCAATAAATACAGCGACGCCTGTATTACTTGCTATTTCGACACCGGCGCGCCATTCCGCAGTCTGGAATTTTGCGCAACCCGCGCCAACGGGGAAGCGATCCCCGCGTTGAGCAACACCAACAAAATCCAGTCATTAATTCCGGATGTTTTCCGCGTCTACAACTGCGGCGCGTATGTGGACGACGTGCCCGCCCACGTGCAGGCCATCCGGGAGGCCCACGACAAAGCCCGAGAGGCCGAAGCCGCTTTTTCGGAAGCTGTATCCGCCTATAATAGACTGACCCGCGGCCGCATTATACAAGCCTCCACCTGTGACGGTGTGAAACGCTGGTATATTTGATCGGGCGAAAGGAGCTTACACGATGGAACTTGCAAGGATTACCAAAAACGGCCGCGCGGACTATTTTGTTATCCGCACGGAAAAGCCGGAAGAATGGGAGCTTTTACGCCCGTATTATCTCCAAACCTCATACGACAAACCCAGGGCGGGGCGAATCCTGGAAATGACTTGTCTGTTTAGTGGCAGCGTTTGGTGCGTCCGGCTGTCCCGCAGTTACGCCGGCACCGCCGACGTCTTCCGGGCGCTGGTTGACTTGGCGCTTAAACTCCACGGCGGCCAACTTTCCGCCGCCGCCGTGAAGGAGCTTAACGGCGCCAACACCTGCACCCACCGGCTCACGCTGTCCGATGCGACATTACAGGAGCTAGCGGCACTCAACGCCGCCGAGTTCGCCCGCCGTTGTAAGGCGGGCGGGAAGGGGGCTTGACCATGGGCGCGGTAAACTATGGCACATCCGACGTTATAACGCTAGGCGTCAAACCCTACGACCTGGACGACCTGGACGACCTGACCCACGACGAGCGCGCGGCATATATCGCGGACGATTACGCCGCCGATTATGACAACGCCGCCGCGATCATTAGCAATTACAGTTTCAGCTTTTTCCAAGTCGCCCCCGCGTGGGGCTATTATGAGGGCGTGTATATCGCCCTGTCAGATAATTTTTACGCCGCGTCATACGCTGACAAGCGCGCCGCGCTCAAGGAAGCCACAAGGCTCAAGCGGCTATTACTTGACCTTGCCGGCGTCGGCTTCGTCCGGTGTGCCCCCGGCTGGTGCACCGGATACAGCGATCACAAGGGCACCGTGGCGGCCATACGATCCGCTATACGGGAGCTCAAGCAGCGGATCACGCATTCAAAAATTGAGGGGTATTGATACCCCCTTTTTTTTATGCCCTCGTTATTTGCCGCTTATTTGCCCGTGTAGCGGCCTTGCGTGTCCCGATGGTATTCTTGTACCACCCCGACACGCAAGGCCGCTACACGGGCATTTTAGACCGTTTCACGGCGCGCCCGGATCGTCGGCAGCGGCTCCACCAGCTCCACCAGCGCCCGCGATCCTTCGGCGGCGCTCCACCAGCTCCACCAGCGCCCGCGATCCTTCGGCGGGCTCCACCAGCTCCACCAGCGCCCGCGATCCTTCGGCGGGCTTCCAGGGCGGCAGGGGCTACCCGGCAACGGCGCGCAACCACAGCCGCGCGGGCGCAATCGAGCGCCACCCCACGCGCGCATCTGCGCAGCTACGCGGGCACACATAGCTGTGCGAACGCATACGCGCGCAGCCGCACAAGTGATCCCACGTACAGCCGCGCTGGGGGTGTACGCGCGCATAGCCGAACAGCCGTTCGAGCACATAACCGCTCGGCCGTTCGGGCGTATAGCCGCACAGCCGTTCGGGCGTATAGCCACACAGCCGTTCGAGCGTATAGCTGCTCAGCCTTTACGCTTGCCTGTAAACACCTTCGGTAGCATCACGCGGCGCTTTCCCGGAAAGCAGGCAATAAGACCAAGCGATAGCGTGAAAACAAGCGATGGCGCGATACCCGCGTCCTCACAGGCTGTTAGTTCGCCGCTCAGATACGTTTCTTGCCCGTTCTAGGCGTTTTCCTGCGCCGCACGATAACTTTTATCATCCTGCGTGCCGAAACGCTCAGACGGGCGTTTAGCCGTTCTCACACGCATGCGCCGTGGGCTTTTGAAAATCGCGCACGCCGTGGGATTTTGAAAATTATGCCTGCGCCGTGGGATTTTGAAAGTCGCGCGCGCCGTGGGATTTTGAAATCCGCGCTCGCCGTGGGATTTTGAAAAGCCCATCAGGCGAAATCATCCTGTGGGCTTTTGATTTATTCGATTGTGTAGTCTGTGTCAACGTCCA